CTGTGCAAATGGATCAAAGTTTGAAGCAAACGGTCCAGTGGCGTCGCCAAATGTTCTGCGAAAGCACTGACGCACACTGACCACTTCCTGGGGCAGTGTATAGATGTTTTCGTCTTTGACCAGGGTAAAAAAGCTGTAGCTTTCTTCGTAGGCGTTGTTGGCCCGCTGGCGATATGTACCAATGGTTTTTTGATAGGCTACTTCATAGTGTGCTGGATCCAGTTCCAAATCTATAATTTGATTGCCCAGCATGAGTTGACAATATTCGATGAGATTTTGTTTGAGTTGCGAAAGTGTGTCTTGTTGTTCAGCCATGTCAAGCTCCGATACAGTATTTATCGGTCAAGCCCTATCCATTGAGCCAAGCGGTCAGCAATCAGCTGATGTCCCAGTTGGTTGGGATGACAAAAGTTGGGTCTGATATAGACATTGTCGCCCACATCCAAAAGATGTTCACCGTTGTGTTTGCTGGCCCCAACCAGTCAGCAGCAGTTTCTTGCCCTTGTGCCCAGATCTTGTCAAGATTCACTCTAGGCATCCAATGTTTGTATCGTGCTCACACTCTATTTACCAGGCCTTGAGAATGATCAGCGTATCTGTACCACGACCATTCCAGGCAGTTTCTGTGGCTTTGATTTCTTTGAAGGCTTTGCGAGCTGCTGGTTTGCCTGCTGTAGCAATGCTCTTGAGCTGTTCTGCGGGCTTGCGCAGAGTTTTTTGCACAGTTTCCACAGTGGAGAATCCAATGATGGAGTTGTTTTTCACAGTAAACGCCTGTGCATGACTGTCGGCCACCAAGTGTATGAGCTTGCGCTTCTTGGTGTCGTAAAGCCAGGCTTCGCTCTTGTCTACCAACTGAGCTGCTGGCAGACTACGAAGTTTGAGTTCAGCAAACTCAGTCTGAATTTTGAACTTGGCTGCACGTTTTTCTGGCGTGACAGGTTTGACTTTGCGAGGCTTGCGTTCCACCTTCTTGATCTGCACATAGGCGCCACAATCACTGATCACCAACTCACAGAATTTCACACAATTCTTGAGCTGTGTTTTGGTCAAATGACTGTAGCCCTGTGCAATTTGCGCATCCTCGCCGGCCACTGTCTGCTCATACTCAGTCAATCGACGAGTCCAATGATCACGAATCATGCTGGTCAGCTGCGGAGCAATGTTCATACTACGCATCAAACTCACAGGTTTGTAGTCGGCTGTGAGCTTGGCACCTGCGGTGACAAACTCATCAAACATGCCTTCCATCTCGCCCAGGCACTCAGATACTTTTTCTCGCAAGCGATCTTGAATGGTCAGGCGGTTGGTGGGTTCAGGTTCTGCCACTGCGGTCTGCTGCACAGGCTGTTCTCGATGAGCCAAGATTTCGCTGATCATATTGTCCAGCTTGATCTGTTCGTGTTCATCTAAATTCAAGCCCATGTCTGTCATGCGACATAGCCAGCCAGGAGTTAGCCGTATTTGACTGTCAGGTGTGGCTCTGATTTGTCGAGCATCACGCACACGTTCGCGGCGGTCAAGATAGCCAGCAATGAAATCTTTGGCTTCTTTTTTGCCATAAAAATACCCATACCAATTGAATGCTCGTGTGAGCACAGCAAATCGATTTTCTGTGGGCTGTTCGCGCCACAGCGGCTCGTCACCCACGTATTTGGTGTCAGCACTGCGGGGATTCAGAGGTTTGAGAACAGCAGTTTTCATTGAGTCTCCTAATGGCAAACAGTAATTATAGCAAATCAAGCAATTTTGGTCAAGTCAAGCGAAAGCATTACCAAAGTGAGATCTGCTTCATTGCGAAAGGTAATCCAAAAAGTTTTCCTGTCCGAATGACTGTTTGAGGCGCCGAAATAACTGAACCAAGAATCAGTGCGACTCCAACCGCCACCTCCTAACTTCTTGCGAGTATGATCTTCTACAGCAATGGCTTGTTTGCTCCAGTTTGGAAAACGCAAAGCCACAGTGTGCCCGTTTTCTTTGAACTGTTTGAATCTGCGGTTGAGTTTGACTACTTTCATGCCCAAATTGTAGCAGGCATAGAATATTCAGTCAACCAGCCCATAAATACTGTATCATGCCACGTCTAAGCCTCTACCGCCCAAATCGAACTCGCGATTACCAATTTTTGGATCGCACAATTTCTGAAATGTACACTGTAGGCGGTCTAGATATCTATGTTCACAAATACTTAGGCCCACAGACCGGTGGTGAAGATTCAGCTCTGAGTGGAAACTTTGATGCCACTCAACCCATTTACGAAGATCAAAGTCCTCTGAACATACAGGATCTTTTGCTGTTGGAAAATCGCGATAGAATTTATGCACCAGACATCTACGTCATGCGTGGTGTATACCGTACTCAAGATGTAGACTTTGACCTCACACAGTTTGGCCTTTTTCTCAACTCTGACACCCTGTTCATTACTTTTCATTACAACGACATGATTGATACCCTGGGTCGCAAGCTGATGAACGGTGATGTAATTGAAGTGCCCAATCTCAAAGACTACAATCCTTTGAATGCAGCCTTGCCTCTGGCACTGCCTAGATACTATGTGATACAGGATGCTAATTTTGCTTCTGAAGGTTTTAGCCAAACATGGTTGCCACACCTATGGCGTGTCAAAGCCACACCATTGACCAATGCACAAGAATACAACAACATTTTGAACAAACCTTTTGTGGCTGAATATATCTGGGATCCCAGCGACTTTTACCCCATGGGCAGTGTTGTCAACTATGGCGATGTGTATTACAGAGCCATACAGAATGTGCCTGCTGGCACCAATATTACCAACACCACATATTGGACACTGTATACGCCACCCACTATCTCTGACATGCAGAGCACCAGACCCAAAGATCAGCAAATCAATGACGATATCTTGACTCAGGCCGACGTTGAAGTGCCACTGAGTGGTTATGATGTAGAAAAATTCTACATTGTGGCCACCACAGATGATGGGCAGCCTGCTAACCCTGTGAGCTTGACCACTGACCAAGGCGCCACTGTAGACGGCACACAAGGAGGCATGAATGTTACGCCTAAATCAGATGGCTATACCATGGGCTATCTCACTGGTGACGGTATTGCGCCCAATGGCCTGCCAGTGACTCCCGGTGTTGCATTTCCGCCCAATCCTGCTTCAGGAGATTACTGCCTGCGCCTGGACTACAAGCCCAATAGATTGTTTAGATATGACGGACGCCGGTGGATCAAGATTGAAGAAAAAGTACGCACCAATTTGAACAATGCGCCAAGCAATCAAACTTTGCGGTCAGGCTTTGTGAACAATACATACACAACCAACACCACTGACTTGGGTGCAGTACCTCAGCGTCAGAGTTTGAGCCAAGCACTCAAACCCAAGGCCGACAACGGTGATCAAGGCGGATTCTTGCCACCCAACCCACCGCCACCTTTTTCGAGATAAACATGCAACAGTTCTTCTATGATGCCCAAATACGCAGATTCCTGCTACAATTTACCAGAATCTTTTCAGGCTTTCAAATTGAGTACGGCAACGAAACTGATGGCGTCAACAATGCTAGCCTGTTGCGTGTGCCTGTGCGCTACGGTGATGCCAGCCGCAATGCTCAAACCATTATACAAGAAAACTCTGCCAGCTCCTTGCCATCTACTCCGTTGATGACCTTTTATATCAACAATCTTGAATACGACCGTCCCAGAATTCAAGAACCATACTTTGTGGACAAAATCAACGTGCGCCAACGTACCTACGACACTGCCACTGAAACCTATGAGACCACTCAGGGCAATGCGTTTACCATTGAACGCTTGATGCCTGTGCCCTACAAGCTCAGTGTCACACTGGATATTTGGACATCAAACACCAACCAAAAGTTGCAATTGTTGGAACAGATTCTCACACTGTTTAACCCTAGCCTTGAAATACAAAACACCGACAACTATATTGACTGGTCAAGTCTCAGTGTGTTGTACCTAGATCAATTGACCTGGAGTTCTAGAACCATTCCACAAGGCACTGAAAATCCCATTGACATTGCCAGTATCAAATTCTCAATGCCCATATGGATCTCATCTCCAGCCAAAGTTAAAAAATTGGGTGTGGTCGAGCGAATTGTGGCTGGCATATTTGATGCCAATGGTGATGCTGCGGATGCCGTCACCAACAATGATTTACTGCTGGGCACCAGGCAAATGTTTACTCCATGGAACTACAAACTGGTGGTTATTAACAACCAGATACAGATACTGTACAATCCAACTATTGTGCCCAACGGCGACTACGACAATCTCAACCCCACTGCCATTGTGGCAGATTCTCCGCTGTTGTGGCCTGCTGTGATTTCTGCGTTTGGTGTGCTGAGACCAGGTATCAGTCAAATTCGATTGAACCAGCCAGCCATTGCTGCTCCTGACACAGCCAATCCTATCATTGGAACCATTGTGATCAATCCCGACGACGACAGATTGGTGATTTTTAGTCCTGACCCAGATACTGCTCCGCAAAATACCTTGCCACCCATTGATGCCATTATTGATCCGCTGGCCAGTGGACCTGGCGCTGGTCTGCCTGCGCCTGTGACAGGTGTGCGATATTTGCTCACCGAATCCACTGGCAGCATTGACAACACAGACAATCCTTCAGCCTGGATTGGCGCAGGAGGACAACCGCTGGTGGCCAATGCCAATGACATCATTGAGTGGAACGGCACACGTTGGAGAGTGGTATTTGTCAGCCAGGACGAAACTGCTGTGCAGTATGTAACCAACATAACTACTGGCACACAGTATGAATGGACTGGCGAACAATGGATAAAAAGTTATCAAGGAGTGTACCCTCCCGGAGCATGGAGCTTGGTGTTGTAAAAGCAGTGGGCGTTTGGTTCTTGGCCAAGGAGACTGGCCGATATCTCTACCTTCTGCGCAATGACCCCAAACATCCAGGCACCTGGGGCCTGCCTGGAGGCAAAGTTGAGCCTGGAGAAACATTGCTGGGTGGTATGGAACGAGAGTGTGTGGAAGAACTGGGACATTTTCCACAATACCGCAGATTGGTTCCTTTGGAAAAGTTTACATCAGCTGACAGTGTGTTTGAATATCACACTTGGGTGTGTGTCTTAGACAGCGAATTTATACCTGTGCTCAACAACGAACACATTGGCTATGCATGGATAACTGCTGGCACTTGGCCTAGGCCCATGCATCCTGGCCTGTGGAACACTGTAAACATTGACTCAGTGCAATCAAAACTAGCTGCTGTTGAAAACAACGAAATTACAGCTTTATAGTTTACCAACAGCTATTTCTATTACACCACTAGGACCATCAAAGTTTTCAATGGCTTTGCCTATCACTGTGCCTATAGCCGGAGCAGCACAGGCCATGGCATAGCCGTTGCCTGCTGACACCATCATGGCACCTTTGGCCACTGGACCAATAACTCGAGTTGGTACACGCCCAATCAGAGCCAATGTAGCAGTGTGAGCAGCATCAATGCCAGAATTCATCACTGTGGCTGGAGCAGATGACACTACACCAGCAACGTTGGTGTCATTGGTTACTGAGCTGATTGTGACTTCTTGTGAGCCGCCAAAACTTAACACTGTGCCTGGTTCATAGTCAGCATCTGCTGCGTAATTTTCAGCCAAGTCAGCATAAAGAGCTCTCAGAGCTGTAACGTGAGCATTGCCAAAATAATTTGTTGTTGAGCCAATATTACCTACACCATTAGCACCAGCATTGACAATCACTGCAGAAGTTACATTGCCTGAATTGACACTGAGCAAACCGGCTGTACGCAAGTTACCGCCATCAATATTGCCAGTAACAGAAACTGTGGTGCCTGTGTGCGTGGTAGCATTGACGTTTGCACCACCCAATATGTTGCCACCTGTGATGTTACCAGTAACA